GCTTTCATATCCCGGTATTCCTGCTGGGTGATTTCCCCGTCTTTCCAATCTTGATACAGTGACTGCTTGTAGCGGGTGATTTTCGTCAATTCCTTTTCCTTTGCGGCTATCTGGTCGTTAAGTCACCCCTCTAAGGTTATCAAAAAGAGAGTCGCCCAAAACGACCTGGGCGGCTCTCTTATTCTCCAGATGACGGGGGGAGTTTTGGAAACAAAATCAGCTCGAATTTATCCGCCATCCCGTTTTTTCGTTCGCGGGAGAGACGTGTGTACTCGGCTCGTTCGATGACCTCTTTGAGCATTTCGTTTTTGGCCTGTGCAGAGGGCAGGGTGCCATAGACATCGAGCAGCCTATCCACTTTGGGGACAATATTCTTCCTGCTGGCGGCGCGGACCTTCTCCTCGGCCAAATCTACAGCCAGGGCCTCTGCGGTCTCCTGTGCGGCGCTGATACGTGCCGAAAGGGACCGGGACCGCTCAAGGAACATTTCGGTGTCATAGACCCCCTGCTCCAGCAAATCGTGGGTGCGGGCAAGCTGCTTTTTCAGAGTTTCTATTTCGGATTGCACCTTACTGACGGATTTTTCTTTGAGGTCAATAAGGGTCTGCTGCTCTTCCGGCAGGCGGTCGGACCATTCGAGGCGGTAGTCGCCGATCCATCGGTCGAGAGCCTGCAGCAGGCGCTCCTCCACAACTCTGTACCTGGAGCCGACATTGTCACAGGCGCGGTTTGGGCAAACGAGTTCTCCGCCATAGGCATTCGCACGAAGCACCATTCTGCGGCCACACTTACCACAAACCAGCAATCCGGCCAAAGGGTTTTTCACAATACTTCTTGCCGGTACCGGCGGCGGACCTTTTTGTGCGAAGATTTCCTGTGCGGCAAGAAACACTGCTTCGTCAATTATGGGGGGGTGCAGACCATCCACAAAAACCTGTTCCTCCGGCGGTGCAATATACCGTTCCACGCAGACCGTGTTGTTGATGATGCGCCTTTTTGTTTTGCAAACGTTCCAACGGATTTTTCCGGCATATGCGGGGTTCTGGAGGATGGACTGGATCGTAACGTTACTCCAACAGTGTGCGCCACGTGGAGGGGGTACGCCCATAGCATCAAGGCGCAGCGCCAGCGAATAGGTCCCGAACCGTTTCAAGGCCCCGCCTCCATCCTCTTCGCCAGAGGTGTAAAGCCGGAAAATGAAGCGGACAATATCGGCCTCGGCTTCCACCGGGCGCAAGGTCCAGCCCTTATCATGAGGCACCCTCACGCGCTCGTAGCCATAGGGAGAAGTGCCGGACACCCATTTCCCCTCCTTCGCCGAGGCAAGGCGTCCGCGCTGCAAGCGGCGGTTTATGGTCTTATACTCCCGGCGAGACATGAACAGGCCGAACTCAAAATACTCCTCGTCAAATTCGTCCGCAGGATCGTAGACCTTGAGTGGCGTAATGATTTTCGTACCGGAATACTTAAAGGCCTGCGCCATAACACCCTGGTCTATGGTGTCACCGCGGGCAAGGCGCTCCACCTCCACGACAAGGACACCAGCCCACAGGCCATCCTCAACTTCCTGGAGGAGCTGCTGAACGACAGGTCGGGCGGCAATCGTTTCGCCGGACACGATTTCACGGTAAATCTGTGTGACGTTGTACTGACCACGCCCGGCAACTTCGAGCAGGAGTTTTTCGTGGCGGGCCAGTGTCTCCCCTTCGCCGTGGGCCTCGGCTTCCATGTCGGCGCGGGACTTCCGCAGGTAGATGCAATATGGGCGCATGAACATTCGCCTCCACTCTTACTGTGACGGGCAGAAATCCACGTAAATCACATCGCCGATTTGCCGGGTAGACTGCCCCCCGTCTTTCGTTTTAGGGAGAATGCGATCTCCATATCAGCCTGCATCAGTTTGTCAAGCAGGACGCAGATTTCATTTTTCAGCTGATTTTGTGCCGACATTACGTTAGAGAGGGCAAGGGCATCGGTAATAGCCCCACCAGAGGCGTCCACTGTATTGCGTACATTTGCCCGCAAGGATTGCAGTACACGGAAAAACTCTTGGTAGACGCGCAGGCGTTCCGGGCGGAAAAACTGCATATCCCGCCCCAGCAGCAGATAGAAGTTGTCAAAACACTGGGCGATGATGGGGCGCATTTCCGCCGGCATACGCTTGAAATGCTCCTCGAAGTTTCTCTGGTCATTGTAAAAGACCTGCTCAACGTGCCTCCGCTCGTCGGAGAGCCCCAGCAGATAGTCTGTGGACACGTTAAAATACTTTGCAAGGGCGCAGAGCAGTTCAAATGATGGCTCCTTGTCCTCGATCTCATAGCCGGAGACAGCGGAGCGGGTTTTGTTGATGATTTTTGCTAAATCATCCTGTGAAAGGCCACACTCTTTGCGGAGCGCAGCAAGGCGGACGGAAAACATTTGCATAGACAAGCACCTCCAGAAATTATTATAGCAGGGTTGCCCCATTTGGGGTATATTATGCCTCAAATAGCGTCAAATAAGAATTTTTTACTGGTAAAATGGTTGACTATGCCCCAAATAGAGGCTATAATATAATCGGACACCCCAAATAGAGGCATTTTCGGGAAGGAGTGAGAGTATGAGGGTGATGTTACAGCACTTCCGGGAGGCGAAAGGCTTCACGCAAGAGACGTTCAGCGCCTTGATTGGGATAAGCCGCAGCTACTACTCCCAAATCGAGACCGGAGACAAGCAGCCATCTTTGCAAGTTGCTTTGCGGATCAAGCAGGCCCTTGGGTATTATGGCGACGACATTTTCGACGACACCAAAATCAGGCGGAGATAATTTTTTTGCTCGTTTGCGCCTCTTTTAGCGTCATTTTTCGAGATAAAACCTAAAAATGTCCCCAAACGAGGCGTAACAGTTTCTTTACCTGCAATAATTCTACCGCAGAGGGGGGTGAAAATAAATGGCAAGGCAAGCCACAAAAGCCTGTGGAAACCGATATTTTGAGGCACGAATGAGGGCCGCAAAGTTCAACGAGCGCCTTGCGACACGGGCGGGGGCGGCAGACTTCCTGCCGGGAGTGACGGAAGAAATGCTCAAAAAGTATGAACTGGACATCACAAGGCCACCCAACATCGTTGTTGCGCTCATGGCAGACGCCTATAACGAGCCGGAGTTGCGCTCATGGTACTGCGCCAACGAATGCCCGCTCGGAAGGGACTGCCGGGAAATACCCGAAATGCCGCCAGAGCGCATTTTAATCCGGCTCCAAAATGCAAAATCGGGAGTAAATGCTGTGGCCTCTACCCTATCCGACATTTTGGACGACGGGATCATCGACGCCCAGGAGGCGGAGCAGCTTCCGCAGCTACGGGACGATCTCTTGGAAGTACGGAGGCGGATGGATGAGGCCCTTGCACTCCTGGAACGCGCCCAGCGGAGCAGTATGCAGGATTAGCGGACAGGTCAAAAACGGAGGAAAGCGCAGCATGAAATACCAGAAACTTTCGGAGAAAGAAAAAGCCCGCCACCCCTCTATCCACCGCACCGGAAGCGTCCGCGGCATGAAAAAACAGGGATTTTGGGGCAGGAACGACCTCTGCGTGAGGTGCGGACAGTATATCTACAACCTGTCGATGCTGACCTCATGGCCCTGGCGACAGTGAGAGGAGGTGTGGGATGGTTGCGGCGAATGTCGTCAGCGATTTCCAGATCGGGAATACCCGGATAAAGATTGCCGACGACTACTGCAAAAAGACCGCCAGCGATGCCGAGCGAACGCTCCGGCGCATAGCGACACAGGCGCAGCGCCAATTTGTTGCAGCTGCCGCAGCCGGGAAATATGAGCAGGAAAAGAGGTGAGAACAGTGGTGAAAACGAAGAGGCTGCTACAGAAAGTCCTGGCATTTTTCAGACCGATCATCCTTTGGGTGCTGATACTCGTGACAGAGCTTTTGTTGTCAGCGGTCCCGGCGGCTCTGGTCGCGGCAGAGCTGCTACCGCTGGCACATGCGGAACGGGGCAGGATGGCGTTCGGAGGCGAATGGCTGGCCGTTGTGCTGGTATTCGGTATCGCATTCTACGCGATCCGCACCGAAGTCTGTAACAGAACCAAGAAGGAGGAAGACACCCGATGATGTACAAGATTTGCCCGGATTGCGGGTCGCATCTCGACTTTGGGGAGAAATGCGACTGCAAATCCGGGCAGCAACAGGAAACCGGAAACACAAGCGAAAGAGGTGATGATAATGGAGGCCGCACTACAGCGGCAGGCGGAACAGTATCTTGGAGCGACCATAACCCCGTTCGAGCTGGGTAACGCCAGGATCAGCGCAGAGCAAAAACTCGCCCGCATCATTGAGCGGGATGGTGATGAAAACGGCGCACGACGAGAACCGTGGTATCTGGCCCAACTCGTTGCGGAGGCTGTTGCAGAAAGCAGGTTTTCGGCGACATCCCACGGTCCGCCGGAGAGGTTCCTGCCAGGGCGGCGAAAAAAAGGGGTAAAAAGGACGGCCCATGTCCGAAGACATGAACCGACCTCCAAGCAGCCCCTATTGTACCACACCAGAACAGAAGATGCAATAGGAGGATTTTGAAAAATGGACAACAGTTTAGCGACTACAGGCGGAAACGCCCTGCAAATCACGCGGCAATATCCGGCGGAGCGGTTTAACCTCCTCGTCCCCATGCAGACCGTTGCGGAGATCGCGGAAATCCACAAGCCTGTGATGAACGCAGTGCAGATTTCCACCAATCTTGCGGACAAGGAAATCTACGAGCAGGAGAAAGCCAAGAGTGCGTGGACGGACAAGAGCGGGAAACAGCACCCCGCAACCCCGGCGGGCTACGCGCTCACCAAAAAGGGCCTCAACAAACTTATGCGGGCGGCGGGCATTAAAATTTTGGGTACACGACCGATTATCCCATCCACCTGTCAGAAGTGTGCAGAGGTCAACAGGAGCATTGGCCGCCCGGTCAACTGCGGAGCCTGCGGCAACCGGGATGTGAAATTTGAGGCCCGTATCTCCGTCCCTCAGCTTACCGGGGAGAGCATCGAGATCGTGGCCCACAAAGAGATTATCGTGCAAGATGTCACAGACGGTATGAGCGAAGCGCAGCGGAAGGAATTTCTCAAATTCCGCTCGGAGATGTGTGAGACAAAAGCCGTTAACCGGGCGCTCCGGGCGGCCATGCACATCAAGGGGACCTATACCCTGGAAGAATTGAAAAAGCCGTTTGTTGTGGCCTACCTTGTGCCTAACCTTGACAACGAGACCGTAAAGGCGGAGGCCGTAAGGCATATGTTCGCAACGGCCCAGGAGATTTATGGCGGGCGCAACACAGAGGTCAGGCGGGCCATCTTCGTCGAGGACGATGTAGAGGACATGGAGTACGAGATGCCCGGACAGCCGATTGCACAGCCGGATAACCGGGCGTACCTGCAAGCCCCCCAGGAGCCGCCTCGTGAGATGCAGCAAAGGCAGCAAAATGCGGCGGAGGCTGCACCGGACTTTGACCCGACCGTATGTACAGAGTGCGGGTCCAAATGCAGCAACGGCGTTGTGAAATACAGCCAGGAACAGTACGGGCGGACGCTCTGTATGAGCTGCCAGCGGAAGCAGGGAGGTGTCCAGTAATGAGCATCCGAGTATTGCACACCGGCGATCTCCACATTGGCAGTTACTCCGGCCCGGAGGCGGACGGGGAAAACGCCCGGTATCTTGACATCTGCAAGTGCCTCTATGCGCTGGTGGCAGGGGCAAAGGAACAGCAGCCGGATATTGCCGTTATTGCAGGAGACATCTTCCACCAGGCCCGCGTGTGGAGTGACCGCGGCCTCAAGGAACAGCGGGAGGCCGTCAACTTCCTGCGGCGGTTGTCAAGAATCTGCCCCGTCGTAGTTATGCGGGGCACCCCAAACCACGACAGTGAGCAGCAGTTTCTGGCGCTGGAGAATGCGTTCTACGACGAGGAAAGGGTGCGGATCGTCCTGGAACCGTGCGTCCTGCCCCTCACCACCGCGGGCGGGGAGGACATCAATATCGCCTGCCTGCCGGGATTTGACCGAGGATTTTACAGGGCGAAGCATCCCGGCCTTTCCGCAGAGGAAGAAAACGAGGCGTTCACCAAGGCTATTGAGGATATAATCATCGGCCTCAAAGCGCAGTGCGGTGGCGACAGCCCGGCGGTACTGGTGTCTCACTTCACAGTCGCCGGGGCCAACATGGAGAGCGGGCAGACGGCATTTTTCAGCCGGTTTGAACCGGTGGTCCACCCGGCCACCCTGGCGGCGGCAGACTTCGACCTTGTTTGCTTCGGCCACATCCACCGCCACCAGCAGCTCGACGGATGCAAGAGCGCATTCTACTGCGGAGCAATCTCCCAACTCAATTTCAACGACGAGGGGCAGGAACGGGGATACTACATTCACGAGATTTACGACGACGTAAGCACACCCGGCCCGGTACCCATCCCGGCCACAAAGAGTATTTTTTACCCCCTTCCGACACGGGAACACCTCACTATCCGCCTCGACGACAACGATATTGGCGCAATCATCAGCGCAGAAGACGGGTTCTTTGCTGGGCCACTTCTCAAGTACCAGGAGGAGGCCACAGGCAAAATCGTGCGTGTCCTCTACGACTGCACCGACGAGCATAACAAGGCGTTCAACCACAGCACACTCGAAAGCTGGCTACGGGACGTGGCCGGAGCGTTTTGGGTACAGGAGATCACCCCGCAGAAAATCAGCATCGCGGTAGACCGCCGGAGCATTGACGCAGACGGCACCCCGGAGAGCAACCTCACGGAC